GATGTCTTGTCATTTTGGATCAGATGCTTAGACTTCATCGTCTGTGAGCGTCCTGCTTTGTACAACTTCTCCTGCTCTGCTAAGGAACGTACACCATAGATCACTCCAAAGTCCACAGAACTCAGCTTGATAGCTTCTTTTACGGTGTCAACAAGAAGAGGGTTTACTCCCTCTAACTTTTCTAGGCTTCTACTTGATAATTTAAACATTGGGATACTCCACTTTGCCATTTTAAAATAATACAGCTACCACTATACAACCAAACACGAACATACAGCAGTGGGTAAGTATAGCTTGTTTGTTCATTTCTTTCTCATATTAAACAACTTACTCGCAGACCGTGTGGCAAAACTTGCGCTTACGATAGCTCCTAACGCAATCTGATACCACTGCGGCATACCTGCCAAAGCGGTAAAGCCGTCTGCTACTATGCCCCTTCCCCATTCACCACAAAAGCTCAGTACTAGCGGTATGCTGAACAATAGTGTCAGCCACTCGTCCTTCCACGAGGATTGCGATGCCCTCATAGCAGCTAAGTCCCAGTCGATCTCCCCTGTTGCCTCTTTCATCCTAATCGTGGCTTCAGCCTTTTGTATGGCTGTCTTACCTTCGATGTAGGACGATGCTAAATTAGAAATAGAACTAAATATTGTTCCGATCATTACCACTTAACCTTGTCTGCCCAATACGCTGCTGACATTGGACCTTTTGCTATGTTCTTCGCGTGACGAGCTTTGAAACTCTTACGCTTCATCTTCATGGTTCTGGACTCTCCTGCTTTTGGCTTTCCTGCCGTACCGCTTACTGTGCCAACTTTCTTGCCCTGCTGTCCAAATCGTATTGTCTTTATCTTGCCTTGACTCTTAGCCACAACAATGTGTGACTTTGTTGGATGCCCCGGTGTTCGCTTTGGCTTGTTAAAACCAGAAACACCTGCTCGTTTTATTCTTGGGTCACCTGCCACTATACGCAGTCGCAGTCATCGTGGCACTTCTTGTTCCACAATGCACACCATAGTCTTTTGAAATACTTTCTCATCGTTCTTCCCTTTCCATTCTTTTGGGTTCGGACTTTTCTGCTCCCATCCATATGGCGAAACTCCCAGTCATCGCCCCAGTAATTACTGATACCAGTCCTGCTTGTTGTGTCGTCAAGTCGGGCTGACTCAAAGCCCATTCTATACAGCGAATATAAACTCCTGTCATCACTAGCATCATAAGTCTTGGTAGGATTTTCCATCTATCTAGCATTTCTGGTGTCATAGGAACAGTATCCTCTGGGTCTATCGGGATCTAAAACATCTTCCCGATTTAGGTGTCCTTCTAGGTACAAGGCTCGTTCTACATGGTCTAGGGTGTACAGGTTTCCAGTTTTTGCATAGATAGCTTGTCGAATATAGAACACATCTGATTTAGGAATATGAAGTCTTTGTACTTTACTAGGTTTGTTTTGACTAACCGCTTCGTAGAACTCATCTAGGACGTTTTCAGATGAATATAGTTTTACTTTATTTTTACTCATTGTCAATAGTTAATTTAGGAAAGTTTACATTGGGTAGTTTTAACATATAGTTATAACTATTATTAAGTTAATATTATATAAGTTATAACTTAATGTCTTGACTTAAAAGTCTTAACTTAGTTATACCATGTTTTTTAGATTCTGTCAAGTCGAAAAATCCACTTCTGTGTATTTGCACATACATATATACTGTATATGGGGGGGTGTCCCACGCACTATCACGCGCGTAGGCGGATTCTCGGCAGCCACGCACACAAAATTTTTTGCTGTATTTCTGCGATAGGTTTTTAAAAATGCGGTAATTCAAGCGGTTTATTATTTTGTTTTTACTGTATTTCTAAACTAATTATTTATTCGTTGAGTCTATTTCATGATCAAAAAAAGCATACCCTACCGACTCCGCGTGTTTATCCAAAAAATATCTACAATGGCCACACTACTATTTATAAATAGTTGGTAGACAATAACCGCACCAAAAGAAAAAACTGGACTCTTGCGTTATTTTTTGAGACACTTGTCCTATGATAAATATTAACCAACATTTAGCACTTAATGATTCGCTTTATGTATCAACTATTGGAGAAAACAAAATGAACACTTTTGAAAAAATCGAAAACGCAATATCAACCGCTACTGTTAATGGTAATTTTAATTCTGATCTTATTGAGGATAAAGAGTTGAGAAGACTCGCGTTATTAACCTACATCAATAAAACAGTTAAGCAGAATCCAGACTCCGCATTGCGCGAATACCAAACTGCGGACGCATACGTCTATTCTGAAGTAGCGCATTATGATCATGATCAAAAGGAGAAGACTCAAAAAGCGGTCAAGCTTGACTCTTCTACTATTATCCTTGGTGGAAAAATTGCCTTGGTTATCGAAAAAAGTGATAGCTATATTTTAGGAAAATTCGACAATCCAACATTTTCCGATAAACCATATTTTACTATTGGTTATTTCGATGACTCATATTTTGGCGGTCACTATGATTTATCACTAGTGGACGCGACTAATGATTTTGTAAATCGTAACAAGTAATTGAGTTTTAATTTTAACCTTCCATACTTACGAGGTGAAAACATGGAAAAACAAATTTTAAAATCAGGTTATAACGTAGTCGGTAAAAGAGTTTATACAATGGTTAATAGTTCTCAAATTATTAATCCGCTATTTCGCAAGCTTTACGAAATGGATGATTTAAACGAAACTCAAATATTACGTTTAATCCAGACTGAGTATAAGCCAGTTAGAGTCCGCACTAATAAAGATCTCAAACCAAGTGAGATTATTATTAACGGAGTAAAAACCGCTAATAAATTTGATATATGGATTACTAGCGGTAAAAGATCAAAAGAGGGATTCTTTGTGATCAGAACTGGAGTCAATGTTTACTATTTCGCGAACTACATTAGAAATAATAAACCGCGTAATTACCCTTACACATCTTTTAAAGCTTTTCAGGATTTACGAAAAGACTCAAAAAAGTTTGGTAAGTTTGTGACTAGTATTTTAAGAGTAGCTTAAACAATAACAGCGGAGTCTAGTACATAAGGATATTAGACTCCGCACCATTTCGGAGAAAACAAAATGATAATAGATAGTTTAAAATTTTTAGTATTCGTAATATTACCGCTTGGAATCTTGTTAGCTATTCCCGAACAGTTAGCACCGCATACACTAGGAGTTTAAGAAAATGGATTTACTACATTTAATTTATTCAAGCAATTTTCTTTTAACATATGCAACAATAACCGCTGTTTTAATTGTGATAATGGTAGTTATAAACGTTTATGATTATTACACTATTCAAAAAAGATTTAATGATATTGAAAAGAAATATAAAGATAAGAGGAGTCAATAATGCCTTTAGATTATACAAATCTTGAAAACACTATTTATAAAAAGAGTATTAAGAATTTATCTAATTATAAATACAATGTAATTAAACCTAGTAAGAATAAAAAACTAGGCAGTAATAAAAAAGCGATAGTTAAAAAAGGCAGTTTTAAAGACTACCGCATGTATACTTTGACTCTTGAAGAACGCGCAACGTGTCCTAAATCATGTTTCCATTGGTCTACATGTTTTGGAAATAATATGCCTTTCGCGCATAGAATATCACACTTTAACCAAGATCTATTAGAACAAAAAATAATTAGCGATTTAGATTTATATTGCTCTAAACAATTTGGAGTCTTATTGCGGACTCATGTACTAGGAGATTTTTTTAATATTCGTTATGTTCTATTTTGGGAGTCTATGCTTAATAAATATCCTAACCTTGCGCTTTATGGTTATACTGCTTATTTGCCAGAAGACTCAAACAAACAATATTCGGAAATAGGTATTGAGATAAAACGATTAGTTAAAAAGTTTGGTAATAGATTTGCAATAAGGTTTTCTAATTCTTTTAAAGAATCCTTTTCCGCTAATAGTACCGATATAATGAAAATGGTAAAAGGCGAGTCTATAGTTTGTCCTGAACAAACCAAACAAACTGATAATTGTACAACGTGCGCTTTATGTTGGGATTGTCCAAGTAAAAAGATTTTATTTATAACGCATTAAAGAACGTTTTCTCCTCAAACTTTGGGAGTCGATAACGACCAAGACTCCCACTTTTTTTATTTTTAAAAAATTTTTGAGGGTTTACTATCATCAAAATAGGGTAGGGTAGGGTTCGAAAAATAAAACTTGACCGAATCATTTTTAGTAGGGTAAAACTAAGTATAGAAAATAAAAGGAGAAAAAATGAAAGATAGCATGATTAAAATAGGGATGGTTTACATCGACATGGATGGTGTTTTGGCTAACTTCTTTCAAAGATTAGCAAAGCTATATGGGATGCATCATTGGAAAGATATACCCTCATCAGAGGACACAGTTAAAAGGCTATCGGGTACGGACTTCTTCAATACACTAGAACCCTTCCCAACTACACATCAACTACTTAGGGATGTGCATAGGCTAACAGAGGGTAACTGGTCAATACTTAGCACACCTCTAAAAGGAGATGAACAGAATAGCATCTATTGGAAAAATCGTTGGCTAGATAGAATACTGGATGAACTAGAGGGTATACAGCCAGTATGCAGATTTTACTCTCACCACAAGCATAACTTTGCAATAGAAAAGAGATTGCTTAAAGACGTACCAAATCTTCTGATCGATGACCGCCCACACAACCTAAAAGCCTTTATAGAGAGGGGCGGTGTCGGTCTGAGGTATCAAGCAGACGAGTCGAACTACGATAAACTAATAACCAAACTAGAAAAGGAGTTATTTTAATGTTATTAAATAGAAAAATAGTAAAAGATCTTAGATCAATATTAGACGATGTACTTAACGACAATGAAAGTCTTGAGCAGTTTAATGTTGAGATAGGTAACGCAAACTTTAATGACACAGAGGTTACATTTAAAGTAAACCTACGTTTAAAAGGCGCAAAGTCGCAATCTCAGAAGGATTTAGAGGATTTTGCACAGATGTATAAACTTGACCTCACAAAGATTGCCAAGCTTGATGGGAAGGATTTTAGCCTGTCTGGATACAGACGCAAAGCCAGAACCAAACCTTTTTTAATTCAAGACTTGAAAAATGGTGGGGAATATATTATAACTACTGCTACAGCTAAGAAGTATTTTGGAAAAGGAGAATCAGCATGAGAGCAATACTTATAGACCCATTTGCCAAAGAGATCACAGAAGTTGACTACGATGGCGATTATAAAAAGATATATGACCTCATTGATTGTAAGACATTTGATGTGGTCAACGTCCCAAGCGGTAACGATGGCATCTACGTTGATGACGAGGGATTGTATGCACCGAAAAAAGCATGGTTTACCTATCGATTCAATGCCCACCCAATGCACCAGAATATACCATTAGTGAACAAAGCATTGGTTGTGGGTTGCGATGAAGAGGGCAACTCGACAGAAACGACAGATACTGTCAATGCCATCAAAGGGCGAATCACTTGGGGATTGTTAAGATGATGATGTTTAAAAATGAATTACCACTAGATCACACTAGAAGTATAGAGTTCATAATCGATATTTGGACAAAGGAGATACAAGAAGAAAATAGAGATCGTGACATGGGAGTCGGTTGGGACTCTTGTAATGAAACCGCATGGCGAGAACTTGTATGGTGGTTAGAAGACTATGGTTTGGAGTTCGTAGAAGAAGATGCCTAAAGTATATTACAAAAAGGTAAAACCCTCGAAACCGCGTAACCCAATGTTTGTGCGTAGGGCAACTGTATCCATCAAAGATAAGAGGGAGAAGGTTGCCAAGCGCAGACACGAACACGAGATGTTTCAAGCAAAACTTTTAAGGAAGGAGCTAAAAGATGGGGAATAATAAACCATTACCAAATGACGTTAGCAACGCTTTGTTCAATATCCTTGATGTTGAGAAAACAATAAAAGCTAATGGACTTTGTAACACTAAGCGTGTGCATGGTGGCACAGACAATGAAGACACGCTTGGAGATTTAGTAGAAGAGTTAGTATATTTTATAACTGAATTAGATAATATTTATGGAGCGCACAATGAGTAAAGAATTTGATCACGACTGGTTTGACAGTCATGTTATTATAGACTTGGGTGGATTTAATAACAAAGAAGAAAAGAATAAAGCAGAGGAGACTCTGAAAGATAAACTAAAAGAAAAATTAGAAAAGGAGTTCAAGAGTGACAGCCAGAGAGATGATTAAGATACTGATAAAGTTAGACGATCTAAATACCAAGATAGATTTTAGATTACCAATAAAATTCTATGGTCAAGATCAAGATTTACTTTTGCGTTATAATTGTGTATTCTACGAAAACGATTCGATAATTATAGGTTTTAAGGAGAGATGATATGTATAAAGTGGTGGCAAGTTTTTTTGATGGTTTCTCTGGTACGATGATTGCTTTAGACAAGCTAGGCATTACACCAGACGAGTACCATGCTTTTGAGATTGACCCTTATTCAAGTGCGGTTAGTCGATACAATTATCCTAACATCATTCGTCATGGCGATGCACGAAATTGGGAAGTTCTCAAGGGTAAGAAGATTGATCTATTGGTTGCAGGTTTTCCATGTCAAAGCTATTCGGTTGCAGGATTGCGGAAGTTCCAAGAAGATCCACGAGATATGTCTAAGGTTTTGCTTGATGCTATTAAAGGGTTAGACGTAGATAAGATATTGATAGAGAATGTTGCATCTATGCCAAAGGTTTGGAAAGACTATTTTACTGAGATGTTTCAGCGTGTTTTTCCAGACGTTGTATGCCACGAGATAAATAGTTCTTTAAAAACTGCTCAATCAAGAAAGAGATTATATTGGACAAACATTGACTTTGATTTAATGACAGATATGGGGATAGTGATGGACTCCATTCTTGAAGATGGTGCTATATCTGATCGTGACAAGTCGTTGTGTATTGATGCCAATTACTTCAAGGGGGGTAATATGCAGATGTATTATGGCAAGTCCAAACGTCAGATAGCTTACGTTGACGAGCCTACTACTGGTTGTAAGCAAGTTGGTGTCGCAGATATCAAAGGCTATGATATCATTCGCAGAGTATACAGTCGTTATGGCAAAGCACCATCGTTGACCACTATGCAAGGCGGTCACAGAGAACCAAAGGTTGAGTGCGGTAGGATTATCAATCGCAAGATCAACCCTAAGACTGGCAAGAGAGATGACTACAACCCAGACATACAGCCACAATCACGAGTAGAGTTGCGGTCAGACAGTAAGACCAATACACTATCCACAGTACAGAAAGACAATGTAGTGGTTCGTAATTGGGAAAACGTCAACCCAGAGCAGTTCTATTGGAGAGCCTTGACTCCTCTTGAGTGCGAGAGGTTGCAGACTGTTCCAGACAAGTATACTGAGTATGGTAGATATGTTGAGAAAGATAAAGACACGGGATTTCGTGTACATAAGAACAAACCCATCAGTAAGTCACAGCGATACAAGATGCTTGGCAATGGATTTACTGTAGATGTAATAGCGCATATACTGAAAGGAGTAGACGCATGAGTGATGATGACGTAAAGCAACAAGCACTAGAGCAAGCACAACAGGCATACGGATTGTTTATCTGGTTTGTTAAATGGTTTAGTTATGTAATGATATTTATGATTGTTCTGATGTTCATGAATAACTGGTTTGACGATGGTACTGGCAGTATGTTTATGCCAGACGAGATATACGAAGATCAATATGACCCAAAGGGATTAAACAAGAAGAAGGGAATATAAGAATGTGGAGAATAATAAAAGGACATAGTGTTGATGGTAGTGTTGAGTATCAAGTATCAGATGGTGATGTTGATGAAAGAACAGAGTCCTACGATTTTTCTAGTCTAAATGATGCTAAAATAATGTTAAATGAACTAAATAAAGAAGTGTTACCAAAGATAGCATATGGAGATAAGACATGAATAAACCATATCATAATCAAGGCTTTGGTACAGCTTTCCTAGTTATTGCATTGGCATTTTTTGTACTGCCAGTCGTGTTAATGATGATGATGGACGATACCTTTGAGAGATTTACCAACAAGTATTTTCCAAAAGCAGAATGTTGGGAAACCGCCAAACACGAGAGAGTGTGTAAGCGATTCAATAACTGCAAGTTTATGAGGAACTTTTGCCATGACTGAGGGATACACATTAATAGCAACAATAGTAATTCTAGTCGTTGGCACTTTGGTGTTAAATGGGTGTGCTAATCTTTTTGTGAGGATAATGTAATGAAAGAGAGGATAAAAAGTTCTTTGACAAAAGACAAGAAAAAGGCAAGAGATTTTTTTCAAGACCTCTTGGTGGCGGTAATAGTAATTTTTATTGTGGGTGGTATGCTTGTGTATGCTCACTTTGACATTGTATCCATAGTGGAGGGTTAAAATGGAAGAAGAATTTATTGATGATTTATTTGATGATATGGTAGATGATTCAGAGGTGGATAAGATAAAATCTATACCATATGAAATAGAAAGGGAGTTAGAAGAATGATACTTGAAACAGCATTGATGTGCATGGCTTTCAATATCTACCATGAAGCAAACAACCAGTCTATGCTTGGGCAGATCGCAGTCGGGCAAGTAGTTATGAACAGAGTAGAGGACAGTCGTTTTCCCGATACAGTATGTGAGGTGGTCAAGCAAGCGGTGACATACAAAGGTACAGACAAACCAGTCTTACACAAATGTCAGTTCTCGTGGTACTGCGATGGTAAAAAAGACGAGCCAAACTACGACAGCAAATCGTGGTCAAACGCATTGAAATATGCAGTAGTAGTATTGGGCGGTGATATAACGCTTGACTTTACAGATGGTGCGACTCATTATCATGCCACCTATGTGCGTCCTGCGTGGGCAAAGACCAAGACTCGAACCACGCGGATTGACAGACATATATTCTATAGGTGGGAGAGATGAGCAAAGAATTTAGATTGTTTATTATTTTAGTAACAGTGTGTTATTTGTTAGATTTATTATTTAAAACTTTACTTTAGGAGATTTTTATGCGACTATTCATTTGGGATTTAATGGCAGTAATAACTATGGTATGGATGTGTTTTTATGTATTCTAATATAAAACAGATAAAGACAGTCGGGGATATGGTGCAGTATTACCTTCACAGTCCTCAATTTTTGGCTCTTAGACCGCGTTCACAGAAGGATTACGAGTATACCCTTACAAAAGCGTTAAAGACCTCTGTGAGCGTTTCTAAGACGCTTGAGAGTGTACGCATCTCAAAGGTATCGGTATCAGATTGTAAAGTTATCTATCAAGATTGGTTGCTGAGAGGTAAAAGAATGGCAAACAACATCGCTACTATACTCTCTGTGGTGTTCAACATGGCAGAGGAGTTAGAACTTTTGGCAAGCAACCCTATGCGAAGGGTAAAAAAGGCAAAGCAAGACGTTAGGAGAGTGATGTGGTCAAGAGATCAAGTAAAATTATTCCTTGACACGGCATATGGCGAGTACAAGTGGCGCAGTATAGGTCTTATTGTGCATATGGCTTACGAATTTGCACAAAGAGTCGGTGATATGCGTCTTTTAGAGTGGAAAAGTGTCGATTTAGATGGTGCAAGGCTTGATTTGGTGCAGTCTAAGCGTAGAGCAGAGGTGCATATACCTATCAACCCTAAGTTATTGGCTATGCTAAAGACACAGCATGAGGACTTTGGGTTTCAAGACTACGTTGCACCTAATGTAAGACCTATTGATGGACATCACAAGCCGTACAATGAGTTTGATATATCTATCTTAGTCAATGAGGTCAAAGCACAAGCTAATTTACCCAAAGAACTGACCGCTATGGATATGCGTAGGACAGCCATTACAGAGATGGTTGAGGCGGGTGTGGATACCACGCAGATCATGTCGGTGTCTGGACACAACTCACCACAATCGATGCGACCCTACATCAAGCACACATTTAGATCAGCTAATAACGCACTAGCTAGAAGGGACACATACAAAGATGAAATTTCTTGAGGAACTAAACTTAGAAGAGGGCAGAACCTTAACAATGGATTGTCCAGTCTGCAAAGGTAAGAAAAAGTTTACAGCGACTAGGGTGGAAGACGCTATTTTATACAACTGCTTTAGGAATAGTTGCACTGTTAAGGGTAGAAGAAAGGTAGGTAGAACTGTGGAGAGTATTAGAAAGAAAATGAATGGACAATCTGCGGTCAGAAAGATATCGGAGTTTGAAGTTCCTGAATATTTTTCTCATGATCTAACGGATTGTGACGAGTTTATTATGAGATGGGATCTGTTTAACATACAGTTATTCCATGATGTTAAAAACGATAGGGTCGTATTCCCTATCGTGCGTAAAGGTAAGATTATTGATGCCATAGGTAGATCGTTAAATGCTGATTCTTTTCCTAAGTGGTACAAGTATGGTAACAATATGTCTTATTATGCGTATAGAGGAGATGGTGTGGATAGAAATGTGGCAGTGGTGGTAGAGGACGTTATATCAGCTATAACTGTGGGTAGTCACTTTCCAGTTATAGGGTTTGGTTTGCTAGGCACAGCACTACAGCAGGAACATCTATACACTCTTTCTAATTTTGATAGGGTCGTAGTCGCTCTTGACCCTGACGCATCTAAGAAGTCGCTAGAACACGCAAAAGATTTATCTAACTATGTTTCAGACGTTAGGGTGTTAAAACTAATAGACGACTTAAAATACAAAAACATAGAAGATTTTAAAAAACTAGAGGAGGTTTTGAATGGCTAAACATTGCATGGATTGTGGAGTAGAGTTAGACGTTACTAAAAATTGGTATGAAGCGTCTGAGCGTGATCGTCACTATAGGTGTAAGAAGTGTGCTTGCGTCAATCAGAGAGCAACCAGTGCTAAACACAATAAGTTACAGATGTATGTTAATGGTAAGTATGTATCCAGAAAACATCCCTTATACAAACCGGGAAAATATAAAACTTTTAACGATGCTGCTTTTTCTTCCTTGATTAATTATGTGAAATGTGTTAAGGGTGAAGTATACATTATTAGTAACCCTGCATGGAAGACTTGGTACAAGATTGGCAAGGCTGTCGATTCTACGGATAGATGTAATCAGTATCAAACAAGCAGTCCTCATAGAGACTATGAATTGGTATCAAACATTAGTGTATCTAATAGAGGTATTGGAGAGAAGATAGCGCATACTCTAGCAGAGGGCATGAGTAGAGAGAGAAGTAACGAGTGGTTTCGTATAGAGAATTTAGAGAAAGAGGACTTTGATAAGTTCTTGAGTTTGGTAAAGACACTTACAGAGGAGAAGGTGAATGGTGGAGTTAGCACTAATAAGAAGTCTGCTAGATAAAGACTTCTATGGAGATCATAAGGGTACACGTTGCCCCGATGAATTGTTTAGCAAAGATATACGTAAGATAAAGAAGACAGTAGACTTTGCCATGCAGAACTATGGTAAGGACAGTATTACTGTGCGTGAGTTAGAGGGTTTGTTTTTTGCTCACAACAGCACTCTCACTACATCATCTAAGCAAATGTTCAAAGAGTTGTTTTCTAAGTTAGAGAGAGAGCAAGCTATGGACAAGGAGATAGCTAAGGATGTACTCTCTAAGTTGTTTCAACAGCATGTAGGGGAGAAGGTAGCCAACATAGGGTTTGATTATGTTAATGGCGAGGGTTCTACACTAGAGCCACTACGCAAGATTATCAGCGATCATCAAGACAACTTCCTACCTAACTTCAAGATAGAGTGGGACGATATTAGTTTTGACAGCATATTGGAGCAAGCTAATCAAAAGTCAAAGTGGAAGTTCAATATACCCTCTCTCGCCAGAAGACTACAGGGCATAAGCGGTGGTCAGCTTATCATAGTGGGTGCAAGACCCAACACTGGTAAGACAAGCTTTCACGCTAGTATCATCGCATCAAGAGGTGGTTTTATAGATCAAGGTGCTAAGTGTCGAGTCTTGTGTAATGAAGAGCCGTACTATAGAGTTGCATCTCGTTACCTTTGCAATAGAGCAGAGTTGTCGTTGGCAGAGATAGGTAGTGGTAGAGCTAATCACACTTTGGCGATGGAGAGATACAATAAGATCAGGCACAGCATAAAGATCAAGGATGTCACTGGCAAGAAGATGGATTGGGTAGAGAGTATGGTCAAAGTAGAAAGACCCGACATTGTTGTGCTAGATATGGGCGACAAGTTCGCCAACAAAACTGGAGAGAGGATGGACTTATACCTGAAAGAGGCGGCAATTCACGCGAGAAACATTGCAAAGGAGTATGACTGTGCTATAATCTGGATGTCTCAGCTATCTGCTGAGGCAGAGGGTAAGGTCAATGTAGATCAATCTATGCTTGAGGGCAGTAAGACTGGTAAGGCGGCAGAAGCGGATTTGATGTTGTTACTCAGTAAAAACCCGACTATTGAGGGGCAGGAAGATAATGATACACAGCGACACATTATCGTAGCAAAGAACAAGATAAACGGATGGCATGGAAAGATCCATGTTGAGTTAGATGTAGAGAGAGGTAGATATACTGCATGAAGATTATACTAGACGTAGAGAACACAACGACTAAACGAGATGGTAAGTTACATCTTGACCCTTTTGAGCCTGACAATTCTTTGACGCTCGTGGGTGTCCAAGACTGGCTAGAAGAGGAGTCAACTGTTTTCGTGTTTGACCACAAAGAAAGAGTGATAACAGACGATGATGCAGACAAAAGACTACAAAAAGTTCTTGACAACACAACATTATTGATAGGACATAACCTTCAGTATGATCTACAATGGCTCTGGGAGTGCGGTTTTAGGTATGATGGTGCAATATATGATACAATGTTAGGTGCATACATACTACAGAGAGGTCAAAAAGGCTCTGTTAGTCTAGAAAACTGTGCTGAGAGGTATGGTCTTGACATAAAGAAGTCAGATACACTCAAAGATTACTTTAGAAGAGGTTTTCAAACGGACGAGATACCTCTTGACGAGTTATCGGAGTATCTACGGCAGGATTTAGCGGTTACACAGCAGTTATATTGGAAGTTACAGGAAGAATATGATAAGGATGAGTCCAAATCACTGGCTACAGTATGTGATGTAACAAACAAAGTATGCAAAGCTCTGACTAAAATGTATATGAAGGGCATTGCCATAGACAGAGATGCTCTAGCTCAGGTGAAGAAAGACTTTGTTCAAGAGTTGAACGATATAGAAGGACGGTTGCAAGGGCATGTGAAGCGACTGATGGGAGACACACCTATCAACCTCAACTCACCAGAGCAAGTCAGTCAGGTTATCTTCTCTAGGATTGTCAAGAACAAAAAAGAGTGGGCATTGGCTTTTGAAAATGTTATTGACAAAGATGACTTTCGCAAAACAGTCAAAGAAAACAGTAGCTTAATGGTGAAAACTAAAGCAAGTATATGTGAAGCGTGTAACGGTAAGGGTAAAGTTTTCAAGACCAAGAAGGATGGGACACCGTTTCTCAAGCCAAATCGTTGTCCCGAATGTGACACCAGAGGGTACAAGCTTGCCAAGTCAAATCAGATGGCAGGTCTTGGGTTCTTCCCCTTGTCCAAGGATTGGGTGAGTGCTAATGGTTTCTCCACAAGCAAAGGCAATCTGGAGACACTGATAAACATATCCAAGTCAAAGGGTATGACAGATGCAGAGAACTTTCTTACCGATCTCAAGAGACAAAGTGCTGTGTCCAGTTATCTATCCTCTTTTGTTGAGGGTATTGAAGCGTATACAAAGCCAGATGGTAAGCTACATGTGTCTCTCACTCAGCATGTCACAGCCACTGGACGTTTCAGTGGACGCAACCCTAACATGCAAAACATGCCAAGGGGCGGTACGTTTCCAGTTAAGAAAGTGTTTGTATCACGTTGGAACTACCATCAGTTTGGACTGAAGGGTAAGATACTTGAAGCAGACTTTGCACAGTTAGAGTTTAGGGTTGCAGCATTTTTGTCACAAGACAAGGTTGCGATGGAGGAGGTCAGCACTGGCTTTGATGTTCACTCCTACACTGCTAAGATTATATCTGATGCAGGACAGCCAACGACACGACAAGAAGCTAAAGCACACACCTTTGCCCCTCTGTACGGTGCTACTGGCTTTGGTAGGACAAAAGCTGAGGCAGAATATTACACACACTTCATGGACAAGTATAGAGGTATAGCAAAGTGGCACAAGCGTCTAGGAGATCAAGCGTTGAACGATGGCTACATCATGATACCATCAGGACGACAGTACGCTTTTCCAGACGTAGAGCGTAGAGCCAGTGGTTCACCCACACACTTTACCATGATAAAGAATTATCCAGTGCAGGGATTTGCTACTGGGGATATTGTTCCCATAGTATTTCTGGAGATAGACAAGAAGTTAGAGAGTATGCAATCTTGTCTTGTTAATACGGTGCATGACTCCGTTGTTATTGACGTACACCCTGCAGAAGAAGAGCAAGTTATTCGCATCATAAAAGATGTAAATGACAACCTAATTGACATCATAAAAGCCTACTATGATGTTACCATAAATGTACCAATGGTGCTTGAAGCTAAGATAGGAAATAATTGGCTTGACACCAAGGACGTTATGTAGTATAGTCAACTGATTCGTTTTAAGGAGTTTAATATATGGAAAATAATTTAGCTATTATCGGAACAGAAGAAAACCTAGCAGACATCATGGGTATGTCCAACACTGTCCCATCATCTCGCTCTGCCCTTGCGGAGATCAAGCAGGTACACCAGAATATTATGGGTACTAAGGAAGTTGATGGGGAAAAGATGGAAGTAGCTGTGATAAAAGCAGGTGCTTATTCAGTAGTGTTCCCTGACGAGACTGTGTATTACAGTGACAAGATCACCATAAGAACCTTCATGCAAAGGTTTCAGTGGGAGAGATGGGATGACAACTTTACCAGACCAGATGGCGGTTCTGGAAGGATGCTCCGATCTGTCATGGGTAAGTCTCTCAGTGTGGACTTAAAGGATAACTATGGAGGTTTTAACTGCGGTAGACCTTCTGGTTATGTCAAAGACATTTCGTCTTTGCCACAAGAAACGCAGGACATCATGAAAAGTACTAAGCGGTACAAGATTGTGTTTGGACTGTGTACACTTGACAACGCTAAGGATGCCAATGGTAAATCTGTTGATGTTAAAGAGTTCCCTTTCTTTATGCGTATTAAAAACAAAGATAGTTTCAAAGCTATGGTAGATGTTTTTAAGATGATAAGACGGAATAACCGTTTTCCTATTCAGTACAATCTGAGTTTGTTTAGCGAATTAAAGAGTATACCTAGTGGTGCTACTTACGCAGTGGTTAAAGTATCTCTAGGTAATGAAGTAGAGATTACTGCTGAGGACAAAGAGACACTGAAAAGTTTTGTCGAGTGGGTTGAATCTATGAACTCAATCACTCTTTCTAAGTGGGAAGAGAACAGAAGACCAGAGGAGTTGTCTGAAGCAGACGAGGAGATTGTGTCTTCTATTGTTGAGATTGAGGACGAGTAGATGAACCATCCTGCAGAGTTGGCGATACACGAGTTCCTACAGAAAGTTTCTCTTGGTAAAGCCAAGATGAACAAGGCTACCCTCCACCACATAGCCAAAGATGTAGAGGACGCTTTGTCTCGCCAATTCTCAGGGGATAAGCGGAAGTTTAGACTTCGTATGTCTAACATTGGACGTAAGAAGTGTCAGCTTTGGTTTGAAAAGAACCACCCTGAGAAAAAGCAACCAGACTCCCCTTACTTCTTAATAAATATGATACTAGGAGATATCGTTGAGGCGGTGTTCAAAGGTCTTCTTAGAGCCTCTAAAGTTAAGTTTGAGGACAGTAAGAAGGTTGTATTAAAGACAAAGAAGAAAGATATAGAGGGCAGTTATGACTTAGTTCTAAACGATAAGGTAGATGACGTAAAGTCTACATCACCTTGGTCTTACGAAAACAAGTTTGTAGATTTCAACACGTTAAAGAGTAAAGATAGTTTTGGTTACGTTGCACAGTTAGCAGGGTATGCTAAGGCTAGAGGAGTAAAAGCAGGTGGTTGGTGGGCAGTCAATAAAGCCAACGGAAACTTCAAGTATGTTGATGCTGACGATCTCAACATGCAGGAAGAACTTAAAAAGATAGATGATACTATAGCCTACATAGAGGACGATGCACCTTTTGAAAGATGTTACGAACCGATAGAGGAAACGTACTACGGAAAAGCAAGCGGTAATCTAAAGCTAGGCATTGAGTGTAGTCTTTGTTCTTTTAAAGATGCTTGTTGGTCAGACTTACAAGTCTTACCTTCAAAGGTTTCTAAATCTGCAAACCCTCCTTTGATTAATTATGTAAAGGTTGCAAATGGCGAAACTGAAGTTAAAGAGCAAGTTCGAGTATGATGTAGCAAAATGGCTAAGGTCAGTAAAACAAAAGGTGAGGTATGAAGAAATCAGAATTAAATACGCTGTTATTCGACACCGATACTATAAGCCTGACTTTATTCTTAACAATGGTATTATTATTGAAGCGAAAGGGTGGTTACGTCCAAGCGATAGAACGAAACATTTGTTAATAAAAGAGCAGTATCCTGACTTAGATATACGGTTTCTATTTCAAAATGCAAACAATCTTTTACGCAAAGGATCTAAGACTCGATACTGCGACTGGTGTGACAAACACGGCTTTCTCTACGCACATAAAGAAATACCAAAACAATGGTTGACAGAAAGAAAAAAGAGGATAAAACTATAGGCTCATGAGAAAATATATTAAAAAAGATGACTATGCTCTAGTCGTTCAAGTTGATACGGATGATCGTGGTAGGGCAACTGGTGAAAGCACATTCAATCTGTTATATAGTGATGACAACAAGTGGGATAAAGTAACGCACGATGGTGTCATTGATATGTTGACAATTATGATGGAAGTTGTTAGAATGATGGAGATAGATCCTGAGTTCAGAGAAATGATGGCTACCTTCTTGAAGAAGCACACACCAAGAGTTCCTAAGCTTGAGATTGTTGAAAGCAAAGACAATGTTATTAAATTAGATTGGAGCAAAAAAGATGACAGACGAGGTAAATAATCCACCACACTACAACAAAGGCGGTATGGAGTGTATTGACTACATAAGGCAACAACTAGGAGATAACTTTAGATATTACTGCGAGGGCAACGTACACAAGTATCTACACAGATTTGACTACAAGAACTCTATGGTAGATTTAAAGATACAAGACTTGAAAAAAGGTAAATGGTATCTAAATAGATTAATAGAAGAGTTAGAGAAAGACTCATGAAGTTTACAGTGAACATGACCATAGAAGTAGACGAGGAAGAGAATATATTACCTGTCAACTATAATGGTAAAGAGGGAGATGAACAAGCTCTTAAAGATATATTAAGAGATTATCTATTCGATATTGATGGTATAACATTATTAGAGGGAGTGAAAGTAAAGAAGCATGAATGATTATCAAAAGTTTATAGCAATATCTAGGTACGCTAGATGGATGGATGATGCAGGACGTAGAGAAACGTGGGAAGAAACAGTATCCCGATATGTAGATTACATAACAGAGAAAGTAAAAGGACAGCTACCTAAAACAGAAATGTTTGACGCTATACATAATTTAGAAGTGATGCCATCTATGAGAGCGTTGATGACAGCAGGATCAGCTTTGGAAAGAGATAACACAGCAGGATACAACTGTAGCTATCTACCAATAGATGACCCAAAAGCTTTTGATGAAGCTATGTATATCTTGTTATGTGGCACTGGTGTTGGCTTCTCTGTAGAAAGACAATATGTGAATCAGTTGCCTGAGATACCACAAAGCATAGAAGATGTAGATACAGTTATTGATGTACAGGACAGCAAAGAAGGTTGGGCAAAAGCTCTGCGTAAACTAATAGGACACTTATATATGGGTGAAGCACCAAGTTGGGACACATCTAAGGTTAGACCTGCAGGGGCGAGACTAAAGGTGTTCGGTGGTAGAGCAAGTGGTCCTGCTCCTTTGATAGATCTTTTTACCTTCACTACATCACTGTTTAAACACAATGCAGGACGTAAGCTGTCTAGCTACGATTGTCATAACTTAATGTGTAAGGTTGGAGAGGTTGTAGTATCGGGCGGTGTTAGACGTTCTGCCATGATAAGCTTGTCTAATCTATCAGATGGACGCATGAGACACGCAAAGTCGGGACAGTGGTGGGAGACAGCACCACAGATGGCACTATCTAACAACTCTGTATGCTACACAGACAAGCCTGATGGAGAGACATTCCTACGAGAGTGGACATCTCTAGTGGAGTCAAAGTCAGGAGAGCGTGGTATATTTAACAGACTATCTGCAAAGGAACAAGCAAAGAAGTTTGGCAGAAGAGATGCTGACCATGAGTTTGGTACTAATCCTTGTAGTGAAATAATACTTAGACCCTATCAGTTTTGCAACTTAACAGAAGTTGTGATACGAGAAAAAGATAAGTTTGATGATTTGAAGAGGAAGGTAAGGCTTGCCACGATACTTGGTACAGCACAGTCCACTCTTACTAAGTTCCCCTACCTCAGGAAGATATGGCAGAGAAACACAGAAGAAGAAAGACTCCTTGGTGTCAGTCTCACTGGCATCATGGATAACGAACTAACTAGCGGAAGGAAACACGGACTTGATAAAACACTTGAAGAACTTAGGAAAGTTGCTGTGGAAACGAACAAAGAATGGTCAGCAATCTTTGGAATCCCACAAAGCACCGCCATCACTTGCGTCAAACCAAGTGGGACAGTATCACAGCTTGTTGACTCAAGCAGTGGCATCCACCCTCGTCATAGTAGTTATTATATCCGTACTGTCAGGGGCGATAATAAAGATCCTCTTACTAACTTCATGGTAGATAGCGGTATACCTAGCGAACCAGACGTAATGAAGCCTGATACTCAGACAGTATTTAGCTTCCCTATGAAGTCACCAAAGAAATCGGTCAAGAGGGACGATATGACAGCCATACAACAGCTACAAACGTGGCTCACATATCAGAGGCACTGGTGTGAACACAAGCCGTCAGTGACCGTTTCTGTGAGGGATGATGAATGGATGGAAGTTGGTGCGTTTGTGTTTAAACATTTTGACGAGATGTCAGGTGTTTCTTTTTTACCACATTCAGACCATACTTATCAACAAGCACCCTATCAGGACTGCACAGAAGCTGTATACAATGAGTTTAGCGGTAAATTCGGAAATATAGATTGGAAGTCCTTTATTAATTATGAAAAAGAAGATAACACAAAGTCGTCACAAACATTCGCGTGTTCTGGTGACAGTTGTGAAATCGTAGATATAGGAGCGTAGTATGGCTACCATAGTTATTTATGCCACCATATTTGTGGCAGGTATAGTCAGTGTAATAGAATACAAAGGAGATACTTTCATAACAAATGAGGATTGTATATCGTATCTCCAGACTTACAACGATCATATCAATCAAACACTACAAGATCATTTAAACAAAAAAGAAAAGGGTGCTACAGTTCTTTTTATAGGATGTTCAGAAAGAAGTAAATTTATTAATGGAAACGACCAAACAACATAAAAAAGAACGACCCTTTACTTTAGGATTCAGAGTCTTTAGAAAAGGTTTACTAAAAACTAATTCTAAGATGCTGAAGGGCAACCCATTTTACCCGAACACTGTATCGTTCAAAGAATGGGAGCGTGGCTTCAATGTCGCATATTATCGAAACTTGGAGAGGTTGGATGAACAAAGCGAGGCAAGAAGCAGAAAAAGCTTTCAAAAAATCGGAGGTGAAGATGGAAAGTGAAATCAGTCTTGAGGATATGGCAAAGGAAATCAATGAGTTGGATACCCAACTTAGAGATATGAAAAAGGCTTATCGTGAAAAAAAGATGGCAGGTCTAAAGTCTGCTATGGAAGCACGTAAGTCTGCCGATGAAGCTGTACGCGAGGAGCTAAAAGCTCTTGGTGTATCAGGCTATTCGTCCTCATGGTCTAGTTTAGATCCACTTAAACTTTATACCAAATGGTATTAATTGAGAGGGGCGAAAGCCCCTTTCTTTTTAATTAGTAGTTCTCTTAATATAATCGTCACTACCGTCCATATAAGCTTCCAAAAACTCAAGCTGTTTATAATTTAGTTCATCTAAATCCTGATCGTACTTCAGGTCTTTTATAGCTTTTCGTATTTCAGAATCTCTATACTTTTTATCAATACTGTACATAGCCAGTAGTTCTCTATCTTCTATGATTATAGAGCTTTTTATGTCTCTCTTAACATCTGCTTTAGCTAATCGTAGTATAGCATCTATCTTTTGTTTTCTTTGTTTTGTATTAAATTTCTTAAACTCGTCTGACGTTATTGTCTGTTTAGCTCTTCTCTCAAGATGAAAGAATAATTTACTATTTAACTTAGCATCTGCTTCTGGTACACCACCAAAAAACCCAACTCTCCAGTTTGGCTTTCCTATAATGTTAAACATTCTTTCAGTATAGGACTGTTTTCCAACCTCTCTATACCCAACAACTTTACCTATACCTGTAGGCTTATCCAAGTCTGTGGTAGCCATTTGTTTTTCGTTCATTTCTAGACCAAAGAGATTGTCAAAAACTCTATCTACATAACGTATAGAGTTGTTAAAAAATTTATTGCCTTGTCTTCTGTCTGCGTTTACAAAGTTTTCTCCCTCTGCAAAAGCTACAACTTGATTGATAGGATCTAAAGGTCTGGTTGCACCTGCTATCGCGGTTTGTCCTATATCTCCAGTAATTCTACCAAAAGTATCCATGACACCCTCTAAGTCTCCGCTTACCGCGGCATGAGCTAAGTTTGATATACCTCTCTCATACACACCAAGACTTCTATCTGCTTGACCTAAACCAAACACATCCCAAAAAACTTTCCACATCTCTCTAGGTGGCTCTTCTCCTCTTTGTCTATGCGCTTCAAGTCGGGCAACATATTTAAATAGTGATGCAGGATAGTCATACTGCTTAGTTACAAGAGTAGCACCGCTTCTTTGTTGATCCCAAGCTAATCCCTCATCTATGGCTTCTTTTTCTTCTTCTGCTTTTGCCAAAATCCAAGAGATTCCTACTGCACCCTTAATAAACTTTTCTGTGGCTTCTCCCTCTACGTACTTATGTCTTCGGGTCTGCTCTATATATTCATCAATTCTGTCGGTAGGTATGCCCTTTTCTTCCATGACCTTTCGTATCTTTGGGTCAGTGTACATCTTTTCAATTTTGTTTCTTCCTTTGTTCCAAGTGCTATGTATAGCTCCTGCACCACTGTAGTCCATCATGAAGGCTACGGTGTTGTTGAAGAACTGACCAAAAGGCATTGACAATCCTATAATAGGTATCTTTCTAAATTCCTCAATAAAATTAGCGGTCTTTTGTACATAGGAAGCTTCTTTGCCTGTTTTACCAAACTTCTTACCAAAGACTGCTTTCATAGTATCATCCACAGCCCTTCCTTCTATGTTTATATAGTCCTGTTTACTCATCAGGGTGTCTAACTCTCCAGACTCTAGCAGTTCGTTATAAGACTTCCCATACTTTATTCTCATCTGCTTGTCTATATTGTACATAAACTCTATAGACTTTGTGATAACGTCTTGTGCTTTTGTAGCGTACAAAGTCTGAAAGAAGTTAGTATACTTTTCTCCATACTTTAGCACACCCTCATCTGGATTAAATCCTAGCTTTTTTACCACCTCTTCGGAGTCCACACCTCCTGCTATGTACCGCATCATCTTGTCCATGACTTCAGGACGAGCATCCAAGTAAGACATAAAAGACTCATGCGTAGTGTCATAGTCTAATATATTTCTAACCTTTTGTCTTTGAAGACCCATAAGGTTTTTAGCTTTTTGTAGATTATCCCCTTTGCCTCTCATTACATCCATAAAGGCTCCCGGCAAATACAGAGCAGCCCTAGTCATATCTGTAACTGATTGTAGAGAAGAATAGTTAAACCAACCTATCACGTTTAACGCGGTTGTACCGGGGTTTGTAACTAGGTTTCGTATAATTGTTCTCTGAAAGTATTCACCTTTTCTGGCTAGAACTTGTAGCTGATCCTCTCGTAAAGGTTGTAATGCTTTTTCCAGACCTTTTTCTGCATCTAACTCAAGTTTACCCTTTGCCCCAAGTATCTTGTCTCCATGCTGAAGCAGTTGTAATCTTCTACCTGCTTGACTAAAGTGTGCAGCAAATGAGTCAGCAAACCATGTTAGGTAGTCACTGTCTCTCATGCGTATTACACCATCTGCATCTCTTTTTATTGACTTATTATTATCTTGTAGCCACCTACTTATTTCTCCATCATAGTCAGGAAAACGCTTTCTAATATCTGCAGATTTTAGTGTTGCAACAAAAGTCCTCATGTCAGGTTCACTCATGTTCTGTATTATACCTGCAAGAAAACTACTAAAGCTGTCTACATCTTTTCTACCACCCATTTGTTTGAGTTGCTCTGCTGTGGATTTTTCATAGCGTATACCCATCCTGTTTAGAACATGGACTAGACCTTCAACGCCAAGATGATCGTTACCAAACATAAAGTTTTCCCAAAAGGTATCTGCGGCATAAGTGTCATATCCTTTCATGTACTCTATCTGAGCTTTACCTTCTAAAGCACGTTCTTTTGTAGTAAACTGTATGCCCTTCTTCATTGTGTCAAAGAAATCATTGAAGTGGGTGCTAAATGTGTTTTTACTTTCTTTAAGAGCTTTTAGTTTCTTTTCCTGCTCTCTTGCTATTACTTCGTCTATATCTCCTTTTGGTGGCTTACCTAAGATATTTCTATTAGCTATAGTCTTGCCTGTCACTGATATAGCAGGAGCTATCATGCCAAACATAGCAGACAAACCTGTCTGAAATGCACTATAGTCTTCCTGTTGCATTGACTTTATCATACCGTTCTGATATGCCATATCAACCAAGATTGCTGAACTGGTATCGGTTAGTGCTGTTACACCAAGTTCTCTGCTTATAAGTTTTTTAGACTCTTGTTCCTTAAACTCTTTTAATGCGTCCTTTGCAAACCTACGTTCCCCCTCTTTTGCTACTTTTTTTATAGCCTGTCCTTCAGCTACGTCTGCAGTAATATCTTTACCACCCTCTTTTAACAACTTGTCTTTAGCGGCTTGTATAGCTTTTTTCTTTAAAACACTAGCACCTTTTTTTGCTGCTAGAGATACAGCAAGTTTACCTGCACCCAAACTTATTATGTTTGCAGGATCTATTATGGCTGCCCTAGCGTAGTCTGTAACACCGTCTAATCTTTCTAAGAAAGTGCTTCTCTTACCTGTAAAGATGTTCTCCATATTGTCAAATACAGCATAGGCTTCCCCTGCAGACTGACGCTTATCGTCATCCGCTTTGTTTAGCCACGCTACTTCTCCAAGGGTAACAACAGACTGACCTGCACTGAACCTTCTCATGTTATTAACATAAGCTTCAACTAGCTCTTCATCGGTATAGCCTGACATTTCATCTATACCAAAGCGGTCATCCATGTATCTTTTTATTGTATCAAAGGTTTCTTCGTCTTCAAGCAAATCGCTTTTGGTCAGCTTTGGTGCGTCTGCCTTTAAAGCTTTCTTTTGTTTTAGCTCGTTTTCATAGTCTTCAAAGCTAGAACCTGTACCTGAAGGCACGGCAGTGGGTTTGTTTACAGTGGTTAAAGACTGCTCATAATCTTCAAAGGTAGAAGCCATACTAAATTCCTGCTCGTAATTTTTGTACATACTCAGGAGATGCCACTACTGGATTACCTCCCTTAGGAGGATTGCTAACCATGTATTCTCCTGCTTCCAACTCTCCATTCTTTAGTTTCTCTATTACGCTTTCTATCGTAGGTAGTGTACTAGCATCCGTGCCACCTGTGGGGGGCTGTTGTCCCTTATCCTCTAGCGCAATATTCGCTACTTTGGCAGCCTCTAGTATGTTCTGTCTACCAAACTTATTAACAGCATCTTCATCATTTAGTAGTAGTTTAAGTGCTTCTGCTCTAAGAGGCTTTGACAACAATATAGACCTAGTGTAATTAAACAAATCGTTTTCCTGCATTATTAAATCTTTTAAAACTTTAGCACCATACTCTTTTTCCATCTTGCCTACAATATCTGGTCTACCCTCATTATACGCTTTTTGATCTAATTCTAGTTCTGTAGCTTCCGCGTTTGCTTCGTCTCTCTCTTTCTTTCCACTAGCTGTCGCTCCTATTCTTCGTAGTTCTTTTATCCTAGCGTCAAGAGATGTGCCAACATTTAATGCTATAGCATCTTTAACATTTTTTTCTTTTCTAGCGTCAAAAGGAGTTGGGAAGTAACTGGTATCTAACACACCTGTCGCTGCATTTATAGGTACATACTCACCGCCTGTTGACATTCTGTATAGATCGCCCACACTCAGATCACCTACCATCATCTCATCTAGTTTAGCTTGTTCTTTTCTGTGAGCGTCAACACCCATGAGAGAGAATATTATGTTAGTCTCCATATCTGATGGATCTTTTTTCTCTTTGTCTAGGTTTGTGTTTCTAACAACAGTACCTGCCGCTTCTTTAGCCGCCTCTTCAAAAGTCATGCCCTCTTTTTCACCAACTAAGTCTAGGTTGCCTATCAAGCCGTTTATTCTTTGTGGTGTTATTTTTACATTCGGGTATTTACGTGAGAAATTAGTTATGAAAGTATCGGCAGCAAGTAACAACTCAGGGTTGGTAACTAGCTTTGCTATGTTCTGCTTTGTTTCATCTGTTTCTCCACCAAGCTTACTCAGTTTGTTAGCAATGTTTAGATACTTCTGGTAATTAGCTTGTCTCTTTTGATAAGTCTTTAGACCTACAGTTTCAGCTATACGCTCTTTTCTCTTTCGTTCTTCTCTAGCTTCGGCTCTTCTTTCGGTAATGTTTTTAGTCATACCCTCCAAGAACGCGGTAGCAAAACTTTTAAAAGACATTATTCACCTCTCCTTGCCATTAAACCCACTGGCTTTTCCTCCACCGTAGCCTCTTCTTCTTGTTCCTCAGGAGCTTCTACAGGCTCTTCTTTTCTATTTTCTTCTAAAAATTCCTGTGTTTGCTCTAATATCTCTGTACCCTCATCAGGTGTTTCCATTTTGTCTATGGCTCTCTGAAGTCGGGACACAAGCATTTGCTTCTCTTTCTTATTCATTTCTTCTTTCTTGTCTTTTGCGTGTAATCTTATATTCTTTAGACCGCCTAATGTAGCCTGAGCGTGGACAAGTTCCACAAGAATAGGATGTATTAGAAGACTTATATCTATAGAATGTATGCCCTCCATGACACCATTACTAAGTATAGACTTGATAAGAAGGTCTAAAGGGAAGCCTTCATCTAGTGCAGTAAATATATCATCTGAAATCTGTGGTTGACTAAGACTATTCATGTAGAAAGCCATAGCGTCTTCTACTTTATCTATCTGTGGTGGTCTTTCCCAAGCGTATCCTCTTGGCTCTGTAGTTAGAGATTGTCCCGGAATAGGAGCATCAAATGTTACGTTATTCTCTATCATGCTTTCCTCACTATTACTTTACCCTCTAATCTCTCTGTGTTGTTTGCATTACAAGCTCTGAACTCAGAAAGACACATACCATACATCGCAGCTATTTCATCATCCTCTGCGGTGGGATCTACAGTTTTCACTGTGTACTCCTCTAAGTTTTCCTCGTAATAGTCTCTAAAATCTTCTTCTAAAAGGTCTGTGGTTAAAAATGCCATCTTTTTTATGGGCGACAACTCTTCCGTGTCAGGTGTTTCTTTATCTGCCACTCTCTTAGGTGCAGCCCCAATACCCATCTTTAGTATATCATCTATTTCTTGCTTCTCGCCTGTTTTATCGTAGACATCTTTACCTTTTAGATACTGTCCTAATGTAGCTCCTGCTTGTTCAAACCAACTCATGTTCTATCCTATCCGAAAAAGTATTTAGGGTTATCAAATATACCACCAACTATAGCACTGGCAAAACCACCGAGTGCAGACATAAAAGCGTTGTCACCCGATACCTCTGACTTTAGATCATTTAGTATTAGCTCTTGTCTTCTACCTGCGGCACTTTCTGCAGAAGCAAACGCATAAGCCATCAAGTCACGCTCTTTCTGCCATATCTCATCAAGACCTTTTTGTGTGAGGTTGTTTGCTTGTAGTGCGTTCTGTCTGTTCGCATCATTTAGGGCAGCATTGTTTATTGTAGCTAACTGCTGTCGCCACTGTGCGTTAGCCTGTGCTATGATAAGCTGATTTTGAGCGTTAAACTGGTCACGTTGATTGTTTATTTGCTCCTGAAAGATCTCTAATGCGTTGTCTTCTTTAGCATTAAACTGGTTCATAGCATTAATCTGAGCAGAGTTAAACTGCTGTACCTGCGTTCTAAGGTTAGCAAAGAACTGATTAGTCTGATTTTCACTTGAAGCGTTAAACTGTGACGCGGCATTTTGTGCTGAAGCGTCTGTAAATATACTTTGTATAACCGACTGGTTCTTAAACATATCTGCTTGCTGTGATATATCTAAGTTACGCATATCCATTTGCAGGAAGTTCATTGCGTTCTGCACTGCAGCTTGTTGTCTGTTGCTGAGATTAGCCATATCAGCCTGTGCTATTGCAGAAGCCTGAGCCATGATCACGGCTTGTCTATTACTGAGGTTTGTTAAATCTACAGTCTGTGCTAGTCTGGCATTTTCAAGAGCTATCTGTTGCTCTGCAGAGAAGTTCATGTTAGCTATGTCAGATATTTTAGAAGCGTTTTGAACTCTTGCTTGAAACGTCTGATCAAACTCCATGCCAAGGAATGTAGCTCTTTGTTGGGCTGCCAACATTGCACGTTGTTGTCTATTACTGAGATTTTGTGCCTCAAATTGTGCTACTGTCTGTGCGTCTTGTAGAGCAATAGGTATTGCGCTTTCCATAGCAGCCTGTACGATAGCTTGTCCTGCCATAGAACTTGCAGCCATGCCTCTCTGTGCCATGATAGCGGTGGCTTGACGCATAGCTCCTGCAGCCCAAGGCGGTGGTGTACCACCCTCAAAGTCTGCCATTAGATTTGTTAATTGACCTTGAACTGTGGCGGCAGATGATGGCGAACCAGTAGCTGCCTCAATACCTTCTAAAAACTGAGAGGCTTTTTCTGCGTTGGCTGCCCCTGATACAAGCTCTCCTTGCTTCAAAGCTCGTGCAGATGGTGATGTTACCTGTTGTCCTGTGCCTTGAGCGGCTAATACATCTCTTACATTAAGGTCTTGTGTTGCCTGTTGTTGTGCATTTATGACAGCGTTCTTTGATATTTCACCAAAACGTTCTTGTGGCACATAATTTCTTATATCGTTTACTGTCGTGGTTACATCTGCTTTAGAAGTAACCATAGGATCAGGACCTTTTGCAATAACCGTCTGTGCTGTTGTACCTTCTGCTGTTATGTCCCCTGATACCTGCCCCTCTTTAGGTCCTATTATTTGTCCTGTAGTTTCTACAATCTTATCTACAGGCTGTCGTGTTATTAAATCAGCAGGAGCAGATACAGTAGCTCCCACGGCTTCTGCAGCAGTAGGTATGGCAGATGATTGAAATGCTTGAGAAGCGTTAGCTACGGCAGCCTCGGCTCGTGTTATCTTAGGCATAGCCTGATTAATCTGCTCTATTATTTTGTTTCTAGTAGCTTCATCCCCTATGGGTGTATTAGCTAGTTGTTGCTGTAATGCAGATACCTTTCCTTGCTCTTCTGATAGTTGTGCTTGTGCCTCGTTCAGTTTAGACTTAACGTCTGCTACTATCGGTTGTATAGTGGTAGGCGGTGTTGGTAGTGGATCTCTTCTTTGTGGTGGAGGTGGAGGAGTAGGGAAAGGAAGAAAGGTAGGTTCTCGAAACCTACTACCTAAACTCTCACCTGTCTCAGCATCATACAAGGCATCACTTCTTAGATCACCTACTACCATCCTACCGAATTTTTCACTATAGAAAGGTGTTTGATCACTAATAAACGCAGGGGATCGTCCTTTTCTTTGTGGTAAGGCAAGTAAACCTGTATCTACAACTTTCTGACCTCCTCTAAAATAGGGATTAGGACCTTCACCTCTAATAAACTCTTTGTCAGGATTTAACCTAAATATATCGTCCATGCCTCCTTCTCTGACAGACAATGCTCTTTGGCTTTGTCTTTGTTCATCCATACCAAAGCCTTTTCCTTCTGTTGTTAATAAAGAACCACGAGGAGCAACTTGTGAGCTAGGATCTGGTACAAGTCTCTGTCCTCCTGCGATAAGAGAGTTAGGGTCTGCTTCGTATTTAAATCCTTTAGGAGGGTTACTATAAGGGTTTTTTCCCTGCTCATACATCATACTACCAAACAATCCTCTTGGGCTTTGTCTTTGTGTTGCTAAGTCAACTTGTTGACGTTGACGCATATCAGCAGGTTCTGTTCTTGGAGGTGGTGGTGTATAACCCTCTATAGGCTTGCCTTGTTTGTCAAACCCCGGCAAAGGCATAAATCCCGGTGTACCTAAGCCTCCACCAGTTATGTAGTTTCCTTGATCGTCTACTAGAGCAGGTCCTGAGTCGTATCCTATATGTCTACCATCTTTATCAATAACCATACCCATAGACGCTCTAACAGGTCCTCCCTGTTGATATCCTTGCAATGGATCAGCAGTGGTAGGATAAACCATTGTTGGTCTACCGCGAGTTTCTATCACGTTGTCTAGATATCGTTGTACTTCAGGAGACTTAGGCTCTGTGCTTGCGGATCTCCTGACCGCAGCATCAAATAGTTTGGTAGACCTGTCATCAAAGCCTCCTACAGAACCGCCATATTGAAAGGCTTTTACTTGAGAGTCCATCAACATCTGCTCTGCTTTGTCTGACATGGCACTAAGGTATACTGCCGCCTCACGACTATTTGGTTTCAGCCCTTTTGCTGTTAGTAGTTTTTCTACTTGTTGCGGTGTAAAACCTGCAAACACTCTCATGTTTGTCTTTTGTTTAACTGTTGGTTCTTCTATCATTTAATATCCCTACTCAACACTCTATCTAATTTATCTTCTAATCTGTGTAGTGCATCCATGACATGTTGCATCTCATCTTTTACTTCTGCTCGTGATGCGTAGTCCTCTCGTGTTCTATT